ACATTTACTGTACACCCAGATGAATTAGTGCAATAATTTGTAATAGAGATTGATTTTGATGCTGGGTCTTGGTAACTTGATCCAAGTTGTTGTATATTTGCTGTCACGGGCCCGCCAGCATTTGTTACATTGATAGTTGCTGAGTTATTAAGTGAACGTTGGTAAAGAGTAACATCGTTGTCATCACCTGTCACATAGATACCACCATAGGCTACACCATAACTGTCGCTGTTATGTTTTACTGTATTACCATCACCAGTTATATAAGTCTCACTTTCTTTGTGTCCACCCCAACTACCACCACTACTATTATTGATTAACCGACTCATTACAGTATTTTCATCACCTGTTATTTCTACAATAGTTTCTCTGGTGTTGCCATTGTTTTGTCCGGCCGCATGACTAGTTCGAACTATGTTTTCATTTCCAATCATTGTCACATCTACAACACTGTTATCACTTTTATAACCTCTACTCCACCCTACTGCATTACCATTTAAGTCAATACAATTACTGTCAGCATTAGGTGTGGCACAATAACGAAATTCGTTATCCCGTCCATCTTGAACCACAGTAAGTTCAAGATTGTCGCCAACTTGATTGATATAAATTTCGTTACTATTGGACTTGGATGATATTAATAGTGTTATTACCAACACCAAGCCGATAGTTATATATTGCTTCATCTTGTTGCTCCACGTTTATCGTATACCCATATTCTTGGTTTAATTCTAAATCAATATAATGAGTAATGGATGCATCTTCTCTACTAAACTTCCAATTTGGTTCTTCAACTTCTAATGTTATTCTTGTGGCTGGATCGTATCCAAATACTTTATCTGCAAAAAATTCTTCGTTCTGTTTTTGTAACTCATCTTTAAATAATTCCGCCAATGCTAGGTTCATCGTGTCTAACATATCATGCAACAATTCTTGTAAATATAAGTCAGTATTATTTAGTTCAGTTACCCAGATGTTTTTGATATCGTCTAAAAGTGCATCTTCATCCAACCCATCATATTCTAAAAAGTCAATATCTAAAAAATCATAAATTTTTCGCGCCTTGCGTACAATTTCTTCTTCCTCTTCTATATATGGAGATTTCTTTCTAAGAATTAAGAGATTTGTAATATCGGATTCTTCTAAAGGTAATATTAATGGTTTTAACGGTGGGGTCCAAGATTGTTTTACAATAGTTGTTTGATAAGATTGATTCATTATAACAATACCATTATCATTTTCTACAGTAATTTCACCAGTAACACAATATCCACTTATATCACAACTAGGCAGTAATGTAACCATTGTGCCACCAATTTCATCTACAACCATTACAAAATCCGTGCCACGCACATTAATCTTTGCACTAGGAGTTCTTATGTTTACACGCTGTCTACTATTCTTTGCAATTTGACCACTTGCGTATCTAACTGTACCCAGAGTTGCCCTTAAACCCAATCTACCAGTACGAGTATTTGGATCATAAACAAAATCATCGATCAACAATCTTGCATGTTCTGTAATATCTACTCTAGTTTCATCAACAAAATCGATTCTCATTCTACCCTTGGCAGTAACAGCAGTATCCATAGGCATAACACCTACGCCCCTGCCACCATCAATAACTTGATTATCTCTTTCTAACACTCCACTACCACTAAACTTACCTATTTCACCGGCACTACCAAACGCATAAGTTGGTATCAACAATAATAGACTTATTATCCTAAACACATTAGTCTCTCTGGATAATATCTACTTCGGCATTATCACCCACAAATGTTGCATCAACTTTTGTATCATAAATTCCACTTTGGTTTATACTAAACCAACCGCCACCACCAGTAATACTTAATGTAACACTATGTCCGGCACTATCACCGGCACCAGATTGGTCAATCTTTACATAATTGCCAGGAGCTTCAGTAGCTAATCCAGAATGACCGTCAGAAACTGTACCACTTGCAAGTGAATTTTCATTGTTTATTGTCACAGTAATATCTGCGGCCTTACCATCCTGATCAACATCAATGACGTTTCCATCACCAGTAATGGTAAATACGGCAACTAGGTCTTCCGCATCGCCGGTTTCACCAATTCTGAACAGAAATTTGTTATCATCTCCAGTTGTCGCAATATTCAATGTGACATCTTCACAATTTGTACCAGAAGTATCATCACACGTCAGATCCACAGTATTGTCATCACCAGTAAATACCCACGTACCAGTGTAACTATTACCTTTTATCAGTGCATCAATTTCATTAAAATTACCTGTTTGAGTAATTGAGAATGTCATATCATCACCATCTAAAAGAACATCTGTTGTAGAGTCACCAAACTCATTGTCCTGACCATCTTGCGTAATAGCTAAATCTAAATTATCACCAGATTGTGTAATATAGATATCATTAGCAAATACTGGAAACGAAAAGAATATCAATGGAATTATATATTTCCACATATCTTATTTCTCCTTAATAAATTATTTGAATTTCCATAATTTTTTATCAACACCTTCATAAACCAATTCTATAATTCCCTGCTCTATCGCAGCTCTTACTGCATAATTTACAGGTTCGTTTACTGAAAAACCAGATTCTGTTTCTACGAGTTTTGTACCTAAATCCAAAAACTTAAAAACATCTGCGCCGGTTCTATAACTTGCAATAGATTTTTCTGTTGCAATACTCATTAAGACCTTACCAGTGTTAACGCTAACTAATCTCATTACGACAGTAACTGTATCTATTCTATATTCTGTTTGTGCGCCGATGCCAAGATATCTTCCACCAACACCACCTACAGCCGTATTACTGTCATAACCAACTACACCACCTTCTAAAATCAAACCCGCAAAAATCATAGGTTTTAATTTTATGGGTCCGTTTGGTAAATCCTTTTCGTATACCTCTCTTGTATTTCTAATAAGTTGTCTTTCTTTAATAAGGTTGTCCATACCAACTCTTTCAACAACCTCAAACCATTCACCCTGTCCAACATCCTGTAGGGCCTTTATAACCCAAACCTCCGAACCTTGTGTTACGGCCGAACTTAGATTTGCAATACCATCTGATGGTTTTCTCTGTCCAGTTTTATCCAAAAACTGATAGACTGCAATAGTAATTTTATCACCATCTATTGGTGGTACTGCTGCCAATCGTTCTTTGATAGGACTCTCCTGTGATACTGGAGAATCGTCCAAACTATTCAGAACATCAAGAGATTGCATTACTGCACATCCGCCTAAAAAATTCATAAAAAATATTATAAAAAATATTCTCATTTAAAATCCAAATTCTCCACTGCCTGGCACAGTAATTTCTGTAACAGTACCATCATCACCAACAATAGTTAGTGTGATTTCACCAGTAGTTTCATCTCTAATCCAACTAATAGTTGAACCTTCAATCGATGCTGTACCTGTATTTGAACAAGTATCAGTACAATCTGCAAACATCGAATCTACCATCTGTTTAGAAAGTTGTGCGTAAATTCTAGATTCAATGTTACGAATAAATTTATTTAGAGTTGTATTATTCAATTCTCTTTCTATTCGTGCGGCCTCAGATTCTGCATCTTTTCGAAGTTCTTCTTTTCTATTATGTTGCAACTGTTCAACACTCAGTACATGAGTAGAATATCCATTACCATAATGAAATGCAGGGTTCTTAAATCCCCATGTCATTTCAGAACCATATACTGGAAATGTTAATAATAATATCACTAATATAAAAAAGATTTTCATAATTATTCCTACTTATCTTTATTCTTTAAAAACTCATCTATTTCTTCTTCAGTTGGTATTTTTTGTTCTTTAGATTGTAAAATCATATTTAATTTTGTATTTAGTCTAATTAAATCATTATCCATCATTCTTATGCGATCAATTAATGCAATCAAAGTCATATGAGATTCTTCGATTACAGGGTCGACTTCCTTAGTAACCCAATTCCAAATATAAAATATGAAATATCCTAGTCCTACCGCAGCGATTATTGGAAATCCATACTGCGATACTAAATCACCTAAATTTTGATCTGGCATTATTCTGACTCAGACAAATCTTCTGGATTACATCTCATCAACCAACCATGTTCATTTACAACAAACTTATCGCCGGGCTTATAAAGGTGATACTCCTTTACAGAATTTCCATCCTTATCCATTCCCATCACTTCGCCTGGCCAATCACCTTTGACTGTAAAATTATTGCCGGCCTGCTCAATACTATATTCAACCCATAACATTTTCAGCACCAATTTTTTCAAAGTACCCATTTGGGCCAACTCTATAAACATCACCGATTTGTAATTCAACATCATCAATGATAAAAAATTTATCATCTGGATTTTTATTTGTCAAAATGCGAAAACCATTTTGAAATTTCATTAGTAGTAAATCTTTCCACAACATATTTAGTCCTTTCTAGCATCTTTTTGTCCATCTGCCCTTGCAATTCTATTTAAATCTGCAGGGAGCATTGGAATATTAAATGAACGGCACATTAATATATCTATTCTCAAAAGTTCATTATTCATCGTTTTCACTCTATTATCAAGAGACTTTACGAATCCTCTTTGGGTACGGATATCATCTAAGACTCCGGCCAATATGAATTTCAATGTTAGGAACACAAAAAATCCACCCGCCAAAGCGGATGCAATTGGAAACCCCACATCACTGACCAAATCTAAAATATCCATAATAGTTTATCCTCAAAACTATTTATAAAAATCAAAGAATTTACTTTATTATCCTTGGGCCGACATGATAAGAAACACAATTAATGCCAATATTCCTGATAGACAAAGTATTAAAAATATAATTAATAGAAATTCAAAAAACTTTTTACGTCTTTCCATTTGTTTATAAATGGTTTCTTCTCTTTCTTTTCGAATATTTCTACGCAACTCTACCATTTCTTTCCACGTACCATAACCAAAACGGTTATTCAGTAGTGCCTGTAGGTCTGCCTCTTGTTCTGCGAGTTTCTTTTTATGAATAATTATCTGGAGGGCCTCTTCTTCGACAGAACCAGAAGAAAAAAGTTTAGTAAATAGTGGGGGATTTTTTCTTTGACTCTCTGCTCGAGTCAAATCTGCTGCAGCACCATACCAACGACCAAGATGACCGGCGACTTCTTCCAAGTCTCTTCCGGCCGATACTAATTTACGTATACCATTGTATGCTGTAGTTGCAGCAGTTATTGCTGTTATGGGGTCAATCATTATTATACCTTTTACTTTACACCGTAAATATAAGAAATTTACGTTACATAGTAAATAATGATCTAAGGTTTCAATTCACATTACAAAGTATTTATAATATTTTAAAAAACTCTACCACTTTCAGTCTCATTAATTAATCTACTCCATATCTTTAATTTGTTTCGTTTATGTTCTTCACGAATTTCCACTTCGTTCCAACTAAACATATCCCATTCGTGGGCAAGATTAATCATCGTCATAACATCTCCAAGTTCATCTTGGAATTTTTTTCTGTCGTATTCACCTTTACGAATACATTTGGAACATTCTTGAATTAATTCGGCACATTCTTCCATAAGAATTACCAAAAGTTCATCTCTAGGGTCTTTGAACTGTTTAATACTCATTTTAGCGACAAATCCATCTTTACTAAAACCATAGTACCATCTACCTCTACGGCCACATATGTATCAGATTGTTGTACACCTAATTGTTTAAAAGTTTGGTTTCCAGAAACTGTTAATCTGATGTTTGCATCGTCATCAGTTATCCAAGATGTTGTTGTGTTTACTCTATGCATAATATAATCCTATTAATTGGTCGGAGTTAGAGGATTCGAACCTCTGACCCTCTGCTCCCAAAGCAGATGCGCTACCAGACTGCGCCAAACTCCGTTTTATTTTAGTTTTCAGAAACTACTTTAATCATTTCATCAAAAAATTTAAAGTAAAGATTGTCTCCAAGAATATCCATCCAACCATCAATGCACAAATCTGCATCGATAAAGTTCCAATTGAAAGAACCGTTGTTGTTGATATTTTCTGGATTGTTTGCAGCAACTTCGAACGCATTTTCAAAACCTACCGCAACTTCTGATGATACATAATTCATAAGTGATTCCTTTTTTTCTAACTACCCTTATAACATATCTGATTCGATACTGATTGTCAAGCGAATAATTAATGTGTAGGTGGGATTTAGGAATACCCACAATTCCAGAATGATACATCCTCTATCAAACTATCTGAAAAGCCTCATATCAAACTAGTTAGGTCTGAAATCTAGCACTCCCTGTCTCCAGAGTCTACAAGTGTCACTACAACTATGAGCCAAGTTAGGGGCTGTATTACCCCCATTTCCTTGCACTACAATCCCTACTCCGTCGAGTTTGGATTTTTTAAACTTACTTGTGAAGTATATCACATTTTATATATTGTGTCAAGTCTTTTTTAAATTTTAATTAAACCATCCATATGTTAAACACCATAATTCCAAATAAATTTTATGGACACCAAAAACGACTATTGGCATTAAAGGTATCGATAAGAGCCAAAATAATGGATCTGTTAATATATCTTTCATTTCTTTCCTTGGTTAACTTGAACACAAATTCCCTGTGTATCTATGGGAAAGTGTCCATTTGGATTTCTCCCAATTTCTTCTGCAAGACTTTCTCTTGCCATAAAACAATCATACATGTTTGAAAATTCCCAATAACCTTCTACTCTAGGTTGCTTAACATTGTCTTCTGGGGTCAGACTAAACACTATGAAAACTAAAACCCATTTCATTTATCTTTCCTTAGTGACCAACTAGCTGGTGATAATTCTTCCCAAATAAGTGTATCGCCATCATCCCAACCCATTTGATTCAAGAGGTCAACTGGCAATGGAAGAATTAAATCTTCTCCATCTTGTTCTATCTTAACAGTAAAACTATCTTTACGATTTACGGCATCATAGTTGGGATAACCTTTTTCAAATACTGGATTGTTCATTTTCTATTCTTTTCATAATTTCATCTCTACGTTTATCTGTCATTTTTGTCCATAACATAATTTCTTCCTGACTTCTACCACAACCAACACATTCCATATGTGTGTGTTTATTCACTAGGTGACATAATTTTATGCATGGACTTTTTAGTTTTTTCATTTTATGGTGCCCGCAGCTGGACTTGAACCAGCACAGCGATATCGCCGACAGATTTTAAGTCTGTTGTGTCTACCTATTCCACCATGCGGGCATATTATTTTAATCTGTAATGTACGTAGTATTTACGTATACTCTAATTGTATTACCCATTGGTAGAGTTGTTGGATGTATTGTAATCATTGTACCATTGACATCAGCAGTCACGATATAGTGACTAATTTTTTCAATAGTGTTATATGTATATTGGGTATAACATGATTGAATTGGACGATATCCTGAGATAACTCTTTGATTACCTCTATCCCCTGCAATAACTCCACCAATGATCGCACCGGCGGCTGCACCTTGGTCATTACCTGTGGCACCTTTACCTAGTAATCCGCCAATAATCATACCCTGAAGTACATTCGCACCACCATTACCACCTACATTTCCATAAATTGGAGCTTGAGTAGTATTACACACTCTCTCTGGCACTTTCTCCATAAAAGATGTATAAACTGGTGACGAACTAAGAATACGTGCATCAACGTATTCCCCTGCATTTACAGGAGTAGTTGCAAATAGGGCGAGACCAACAAAGGTTGACTTCAAAAACGATTTCATTTTTTTCTCCACGTTCATTATGTATATACTATAACAGAAGTATATGTATTTGTCAATACATTTTAAATTTTCATAATATAAAAAATTGCATAATATGGTGGTCGGTTTTCATGGCCATTTCCACCACCAGCGGAACCAGTAGTACCACTAAAGTTGTGTTGATGGTCTCCAATATGTCCTGTCTGTCCAGTAATTGTATGAGTATGTGCCCCTGCAGGTCTAATAGTATCTTGCCAATCTTCTAGTAATCTTTCTGCATCATCACTAAATGCACCAACACCATCTTTCTGACTACCATAATTTCCACGATCATTTGCATAAATTTGGTGTATGTGTTGACCTGCTTGATCTGTTTTTAATGTACCAGCTGTATGAGAATGTCCACCGCCGGGCCCGGCACTTAATCCACTACCATCGTGAGTATGATTTGGCATCTGGGCATCTGTTAAAGTGACTGATGCAGATCCACCAGTAGTATTTACTGCATAACTATCCCCTGCCCCTACAACAAATCTATTTCTCAAATCTGGAGTACCGTTTGCACCATTACATAAGGCCCAACCAGTAGGAATATTAATTTCGGAACCATGCCACATAATGATAGAACCGGCCGGCATTAAATTATTTGCAAAGTTAGTAATAGATTCTGTATCTAGATTAGTAACATGTCCTTCACCATCTAATGTAACACCTTGTACAACCACACTAGAAACACTACTTGCATTAGATGTATTTGCATGAGAAATTGTAAGAGTACCAGCAGTATCATTATATGCA